TGGGTTTTCATTTTTTATATCCAAAATGAAAGGGAGGGGGGGTATGAACTTCAGGGGGATATATAGAAGATATATCTGTATTAATTAATAATAATAAAATGGTAGGTAGAAAAAAAATACCCACAGAATTAAAAAAAGCAAGAGGTACACTCCGAAAGAGTAGAGAATTAGATACTCCTATGGAGGTAGATAAAATATCTAAATTACCATCTACTCCTAAATGGTTATCAGAGATTGGTAAAGAGCAATTTGAATTAGTGGTAAAACAACTAAATGATCTTGATATGTTATATAAAGTAGATCTAAAATTGATAGAGGCATATGCAAATTCTATTGCATTGCATATTGAAGCAGAGCAAAGTTTGAGAACTCATGGTAGGATCATGGTTTATAAAGATGATGAAGGTAATCCTAAACATTCTCAAATAGTACCTATGCAAACTATTAGTAAACAAAGTTTAGAGAGTGCATTAAAAATTGCACAGAATTTTGGTTTAACTCCATCTGCAAGAACAAAAATATCTGCACCTGTAAAAAGTTTAGAAATAAAAGATAATGAGTTTAATTTTTTTAATGATTAATTATGAATGTATTGAGTTTATTTGATGGTATGTCATGTGGTCAAATTGCATTGAATAGAGCAGGTATAAAATATAATAAATACTATGCATCAGAAATAAAACAACATGCAATAGAATGTACTCAATATAATTACCCTAATACTATCCAATTAGGAGATGTATGTAAAATAAAAAGTAGTGATATAGATAAAATAGATTTACTAATAGGAGGATCACCATGTCAAGATTTTAGTAGAGCAAATAAAGAGAGGAAGGGAGTAGATGGTGAAAAAAGTAAATTATTTTTTGAGTTTGTAAGATTATTAAAAGAATGTAAACCTAAATACTTCCTATTAGAAAATGTAGTAATGACAGATTACAATTATTGGTTTATTTGTAATGAATTAAATTGTGAGCCTGTTAGAATTTGTGGAAGTAAAGTATCTGCGGCATTAAGAGATAGATTATATTGGACTAATATACCTCCTTACTCCTATGATATGTTAGGTAGATTATATAGTTGTATAAAACAACCTAAAGATAAAGGGATTACATTACAAAGTATATTAGATAGTGGTATAGTAAAAAAAACTAAACATTCATGTTTAAATACTTTGACAGGATGTTTTAGATCAGAAAAATCATTAATACATAGAAATAAAACTACAGGGATGGTTACAATAATATATGAAGATGATGGATCTGTTAGAAAAGTAAATCAAAATGAAATGGAAAAACTACATAACATACCTACAGGATATACTAAAATGTTAAGTAAAAGAAAAGCAGGAGATTTAATTGGTGATGGGTGGACTATAGATGTAATAGTACATATATTTAAAGGATTAAAAAATGGGCAATAAAAAAAATGTATGGAGATATACTCCTAATAAAAGAAAAAAAAGAAAAGGAATACATAGTAAAAATAAACAAAGTAGATCTAAAAATTCTGATAATTATTTTAAAAAATATAGAGGGCAGGGAAGATGAAATATATATATGATAAAAAAAAGGCGGATAGAGCAGTAGTATTTATAGAAAAATTTATTACACATACTAAAGGTGAATTAGGTGGTAAACCTTTTTTATTAGAGGAGTTTCAAAAGGATCAAATTATTAGACCTTTATTTGGGTGGGTAGATAAAGAAGGTAATAGAAAATACAGAACATGTTATATAGAAATACCACGAAAAAATGGTAAATCTAATTTATCGGCCGCTATTGCATTATATCAATTATTTGCAGGTGGTGAAATGGGTGGTGAAATTATTTCTGCGGCGGCAGATAGATCACAGGCATCTATAGTATTTGGGATTGCTAAACAGATGGTATTAAATAATCCTGAATTAAGTAAGAGAGCAAAGGTATTTAGAAATGCAATAACAATAGAAAATACAGGATCATTTTATAAAGCAATATCAAGTGAAAGTAATACTGCACATGGATTAAATATATCTACATTAATTTTTGATGAACTCCATACACAAAAATCTGCAGAATTATGGGAAACATTAATTACCGCCACAGGTGCGAGAAGGCAACCATTAATAATTGCAATAACTACTGCAGGATATGATAAAAATTCTATATGTTATCAGATGTCAGAATATGCAACAAAGGTTAGGGATGGAGTAATTAAAGATGATACATTTTTACCTGTATTATACAGAGCAGAAATGGAGGATGATTGGACTTCAGAGGATGTATGGAAAAAATCTAATCCTGCATATGGTACGATTATTAAAGAAGATTATTTTAAAACTCAATTTAAAAAAGCAAAATTAACTCCATCATTCAGAAATACATTCAAGAGATTACATTTAAATATGTGGGTAGGATCAGAAGGTGCATTATGGATAACAGATGAGGATTATATGAAGTGTAATATATCACCTATAGATCCTGAAAAATTAAAAGGTAAAGAATGTTATGCAGGTTTAGATCTTGCATCAACAAGAGATATAAGTGCATTAGTTTTAATTTTTCCTGATGAAGATGAAAATTTTGATGTGTTACCATTCTTTTTTTTACCTGAAGAAAAAGTAAAAGCAGATAAATTAGAAGCAGGTGGGCAGTATCAGGCATGGGTAGATGAGGGATATATAATAGAAACAGAGGGTAATGTACAGGATTATAAATATATAGAAGAAAAATTTAAAGAATTAGCAGAGCAATATAATATAATCTCTACTGCATTTGATAGGTGGAATTCATCACAGATAGTAGTAAATTTAATAAATGATGGTGCAAAAATGTCGCCTATAGGAATGGGTTTTGTATCTCTATCTACACCTACAAAATTTTGTGAGAAGATAATTTTAAATAGACAGGTTAATCATGGTGGTAATCCTGTTTTGAGATGGATGTTTAATAATGTGCATATATCAGAAGATCCTGCAGGAAACATAAAACCTAATAAAGGTAAAAGTGGTAGTAAGGGTAAAATAGATGGAGTAATATCATTAATAATAGCATTAGCAGAATATCTAAATACTGATAATGATCCATCATCTATATATCAGGATAGAGGATTAAGGTTTATATAAACACATCATTGTTAATAAGTTGTATTGTTATTTTAAAAAAAAATTGTATATTTGTTACAGAAACAATTAAAAAACTTTATCATGAAAAATAATACAATAGATTTACAAGTAAAAGGAATTACATATTTTAAAACAAATAGGGGAGTAGGATATAATTGTCTTACTAATATAGAACATATACATATATTAAATGATGGTGTAGGGGGAGAAACTTATTTATATAATTATGGTGAAAAATATAAAATTCTAAATAAATTAGAAACACAATATGATGAGTTTCAGTTAGAAAGTTTAATAGATAAATATGAAAATGTAGATAGAAAATTTTAAATGAAACAATAAAGGGAGGTATTTTTACCTCCCTTTTTTTTTACAACAAACAGAAATAAAACAAATTAAAATGAACACTAAAATGAATTATTATAACATTAAAAAATTAATATCAGGGTATAAAGTTTGTCCTGAATTAAAATCTAAAACATTAATTGCAGTACCACAAAAAAAGGTGTATAGTAAATATGGATTAATACCTACAAGAGTAGTATTTAGAGATAAAAAAATGGATATAACATCTAATACACCTTTACTCCATAAAGACCAATTTAGAGATAGATTTAATAGGGGTACATTTTATACTTTATTATACTATGAATGGATGCCTAATAAACAACAATTATCATTATTTTAGGGGGGTATAATAATAGTTTTTTTTTATGTATATTTGTAAATTAAATATACTCTAAAAAATATATACCTTTGGGATTATTAGATTTTCTATACAAATCATCTGAAAAAAGATCTGCAAATAATTTTACATTAGGATCAGTTGGTACAAGTAATTCAGGGGTCAGAGTTAGCGAGATCAATTCTATAGGACTACCTGCAGTATGGGCGGCAGTTAGATTACTATCTGAAACTATATCATCATTACCTTTAAATGTCTATAGAAATGATAAAGATGGATCTAAATATGTAGATGAGAAAAATAATATAAATCTACTATTATCCACATCTCCTAACTCTAAATATACATCCTTCACATGGAGAAATGCATTAATGAATAGTTTATTATTATGGGGTAATGGATATTCACTAATAAAGAGAAATGGAGGAGGCAGACCTATAGAATTAGAATTATTAGATCCTGCAAAAGTAGATCCATTATTAGGTGATGATAATGAATTATATTATAAAGTAAAAGATAGAGGTAATTTTAACTCTATGGAGATACTTCATATAGTAGGATTATCATTTAATGGATTAATAGGTAAATCACCAATACAAGCATGTAAAGAGGCAGTAGGTTTTGGTTTAGCAACACAAAAATATGGATCAAATTTTTTTCAGGGTGCAAATTTATCAGGAGTTTTAGAAGTAAGTGGAGTATTAACTGATGATGCGGCAAACAGATTAAGACAATCATGGAATAGTAGGTATAGTGGATTATCTAATTCACATAGTACTGCAGTATTAGAAAATGGTACTACATTTAAACCTATATCCATGCCTTTAGCAGATGCAGAATTTGTTAATGCTTCTAATTTTTCTGTGGCCCAAGTTGCCCGTATATTTAGAGTGCCGCCACATATGATAGGTGATTTAAGTAAAGCAACCTATAGTAATATAGAACAACAATCATTAGAGTTTGCAAAATACTCACTCACTCCATATCTAATTAATATAGAACAGGAATTAAATAGGAAATTATTAAGTACTAAAGAACAAAATACTCATTTTTGTAAATTTAGAACTACTGAACTATTGCGATCAGATGCTAATAGTAGAGCAGATTATTATAGAAAATTATTTGAAGTAGGTGCATTATCACCTAATGATATAAGATCTGCAGAAAATATGAACAAAATACCTAATGGAGATGATTATTTTGTACCATTAAATTTAGGAGAATTAGGTAAAACAAATAATGAAAATAATAATCAAGATGGATAAAAATAAAAATAATATAGAAGGATTAGAGAGAAGAAACTATACAACTGAATTAAGAGTAGAAAATTCAGAAAATAGACAGGTAGTAGGATATGCATCTGTGTTTAAAGATGCAGAAGGTAATAGTGCATTATCAGAAAATTTAGGAGGGTTTAGAGAAAAAATAGATCCTAATGCATTTAATGATGTATTAAAAGATGATGTAAGAGCATTATTTAATCATGATCCTAATTATATTATAGGTAGAAGTACATCAGGTACATTATCATTATCAGTAGATGAGAGAGGTTTAAAGTATTCAGTAAATATACCTGAAACTACATATGGTGATGATTTAATGGTAAGTTTAAAAAGAGGTGATATTACTCAAAATTCATTTGGGTTTATAGTAGAGGATGATAGTTGGGATGAAGATGAAGATGGTAATACTATTAGAACTATTAATAAAGTAGGTAGATTATTAGATGTATCTATGGTTACATACCCTGCATACCCTGATGCAGAAATAGGTAAAAGATCATTTTTAAATTATAGAACTGAAAAAGAAAAAGCAGAAAACAAAAAACAACAAGAATACGAAATAAAGAGAAATTTATTAGAGAGAAAAATTAAATTAATAAAAATCAAAAATAGTAAATAAAATTATGAACTCAATTACTTTAAAAGAGCAGAGATCTGAAATGGTGGAAAATATGGAAACATTGTTAGATCATGCGAAATCAGAAGATAGAGATCTTACTGATGATGAAACAAAACAATGGGAAGGGTTTGATGCAGAAATCAAATCTATAGATAAAAAAATATCCATAGCAGAAAGACAGGAAGAACTGCGAAAATCAGTTGCAGTTAATATGTCTGTACAAACTGATCAGGAGGCGGCAACTAAAGAAATGAAATCATGGTCTTTATTTAAAGCAGTAAAGGAGGTTAATTCAGGTGGATTAACAGGAATAGAAAAGGAAATGCATCAAGAGGCAGAGAAGGAAAACAGATCATCTATGATGGGTATTGGATTACCTTCATTTATGACTAATAATGCAGAAAAAAGAGCAGTAATAGATCAGGGTACAAGTGCAATACAACCTGTATCTGTAAATGCATTTGCAGATGGATTAGTAGAAGGTGCATTATATAATGTAGTAGGTATCAACAATTTAGGTACTTTGGCGGCAGATACTATTGTACCTATAACAGGTGCAAATACTCCTGTATGGGATGCAGAAAATGATGCGGCAACAGATGTAGGTAATGATTTTGCAAAAATTACTTTATCTCCTAATCGTATTACAGGATATGCAGATTTATCAAATCAGATCCTAATTCAAAATGGTACAGGTGCAGAGGCGGCAATAATGAGAGATATGGGTAGACAAATTGCAAAACAAATTGATGCAAATATGTTTGCTAATACAAGTGCGGCAAATGGCCCTGCAAGTATTGTAGGTGGTGCAAGTGTATTAACATTTACAGAAGCGGCAACATATTCATCTACATCAGTTGCAGAAGATTTATTAATGGCAATTCAAACTCTTGCAGATGATCATGGATTAGATGGTAATTTAGGTTTTGTAAATTCTTTTGCAGGATATTCAGAAATTAAAAAATCTGCAATGGTAGGATCTGTATCACCATTATATAATGATAATAGATTAGCAGGATATAATGGATATTTTAGTAGTGCATGTGGTAGTACAGGTTCACCTGCAACTTCATTTAATGGATTATTTGGAGATTTCAGTAGAGTGTATTTTGGTACATTTGGTGCGACTAATATATTAGTAGATCCTTATTCTGCATCAGGATCAGGTGCAGTTAGATTGATGGTAAATCAATACTATGATTGGGGAGTAGCTTCAGATGCATCATTTGTAAAATATACTTCTTTATTATCATAGTATATTTTTTAATGAATTTTTTTTAAAAGGGAGGAGGATATAACACCTCCTCCTTTTTTATTTTATACAGGTTTTATATAATGGTGAAAGTAAATTTATATGGTACATTACCTACTGCAACAGGTGTAGTATCATTAGCAACTGCAAAAAGTTTTTTAAGAATTACACATAGTGCAGAAGATACATTAATTACTAATTTAATTACTGCATCTGTAGAAGTTGCACAAAATTATACTAATAGTAAATTTTTGAAACATGAATATGATTTAACTATGGAAACATGGGATGATGTTTATGTGAGTAATTTTTATAGACAAGATTTAACAGATGGTAGTTTTATTACGAGAGGTGGATATGTGGGTAAAGATGGTTTAAATCAAATAGTATTACCATATCCTCCATTAATTAGTTTAGATCATATTAAATACTATGATGCATCTAATACATTAATTACATGGGATAGTAGTAATTATAGATTACTAACCTATCTCAATCAAAAGGGATCAATAGAAATTAAAGATGGAGTAACATTACCTACATTAAAAGATAGGGGTGATGCAGTACAGATTAGATTTAAATGTGGATATACAAATTCTGATACAGATGGATCAGATATACCTGAAGCAATTAAAACTGCAATACTTTTGATTTTAGGTAGGATGTATGAATTAAGAGAGGATAGTGTAAGTAGATTACCAAAAGCATCAGAATATCTATTAGATCCATATAGATTTAAAACATTTTAATAATGAGTAAAGAATTTTTATCTGCAGGTGAATTAGATACACCTATAGAAATATATACTAATAGTAGTAGTCAAAATGATTTCGGTGAAATTATTAAATCTAAAACATTATTAAAAACTATATGGGCAAAATTAATGACTACAGGTACTAAAGGAAACGAAAAAACAGAAGATGATACAATAAGAGCAGAGAATAAAATGAATTTTTTAGTGAGATATGATGCAGATCTACAGATAGATAGTAGTACTATATCACCTCCTGATTATTTTGTAGTTAAGTATTTGAGTAAATTTTGGGATATAATCAGTATGGAGTATATGGGTAGAGGTAAGGGAGTAGTAATTAGATGTAAATATACTGATAATAATTTATAATGAGTGCAACACATACTAATAGGGCAGTAGAATTAAGTATAGATAAAAAAGATATGAGATCCTTAATACAGGGATTAGATCGTATTAAGGATAAATTTTCTGAAAAAAGAGCAAATACAGAAATAAATAAAATAGTATTTAATGCGGCAAAACCTATGATGGTAGTAATGAAATCTCTTGCAACAGAAGATGAAACTAAAGTATTAAAAAAATCTATAGGTAGATGGAGGACAAAAAGTGGTGTGAGAGTAGGTGCAAGATATAGACAAAAAGACAAAAATAAAGGGTGGTATGTGCATTTAGCGGCATATACACATAAAACAAGAGGTGATACAATGACTACCAAAAGTAATCCATTTTTATCAGATGCATTTGAAAGTACAAAAGGTATAACTGCAAAACTAATTATAGATGGAGTATCTAAATTAGTTGGTAAATTTTGGATGAGATAGATGGTAGGTCAAGCAATTAAATGGATGTTAATAGGGTATGGATCAGATGGTTATAATCCACAATATGATATATATAATATAGTGGGTAATAATGTCTATCCTAATGTAGTACCTCAAAATGTTGGATTACCTGCAATAGTTTATAGAGTAGATAAAACTGATCCTGATAAAGTAAAAGAAGTAAGGGCATTAGATAATAGAGTATATGTAGAAATAGATGTAAAAGATAAATCATATTCAGTAGTCAATCAATTATCTACATTAATTATTAATCAATTACATAGATACAATAATACATTTAATAGTAATGATAGTGATAGTATAGGATATGGTACTAATGAAGGATCTAATCAATATGGTAAATTTGCACCTGCATCTACAGGTACTACTCAATATGTAGGAGGAATACAAATTACATATTTAAGGTTTGAAAATTTAGTAGAAACTTATGATAAAAAATTAGATGTATATAATAATACTTTGACTTTTGAATTAGTGTATATAGATGATTTATCAGTATTAGGTGCAGATGTATATGTGAAGCTCACAGATTTAAATTTGATGAGTACTAATATAAATTCTACTGATGATCCATTATATACACAACCTATATCATTAAATCAGGGAGTAAATTATTTATTTACACCATCAGTATTATCATCAGATAATGCAGATATTACTGATAATACATTAGATGGTATATATGAAAATTGGTATGATCCATCAGGTACAAGTAATACTAATAGACCTACTTTAAAACAAAGTGCAGACAATCCCCCTATATATAATGAAAATAATTATTTAGAATTTAGTACTAATAATTTTTTATTATCATCAAAAGCATCAGATAGAATAAATAGAAAATATAAAAGGATGACTATGTTTGGTGTATTTGAGATGCCTAATTCAGATACAGGTGCAGATGGTACAAAAAATATATCCTCATTTTTATTTAAAAAAAGTACTACTACAGATAATGTTTGTGGTATATATACAAAGGTAAATGTAGTAAATAATGCGTCAGGATTAATACAATATGAAGTAATAGGTACTGCATTAGAAGATGATGGATCAGGGGGTACACAGATTAGAGGTTTTAGTATATCATTAGTTACAAAATGGGCAATGTTCGGTATTAACACTACATATAGTTGGGAAAAACCTACATATGTTTCAGTAAGTTATGATAAAACTGCACCTAATGTAGTAGGAGGTGAATTTGAATTAATTTTATCTAATGATTTTACAATGTATGGTGATAAAGATAATTTTGGATCATGGTCTGATACTGCATCTACATCATTTGCAAGTGGTTTATTTAATTTTGAAACATTAGCAAGTGATGTAACTAATTATGATACAAGAGGTGCAGGTATTATAGATGCAAATTACTCTATTAATATATATGATTTTGCATGTTTTTCTGAAAAAATGACATTTGGATCTAATAGATATAATCAGGTAAAAAGACAAATAATAGAAAAACATAATATGTTAAAAAGGATTACAAATTGATAGGTAAAGCAGTACACATATTACTAACAGATAAAATTAAAGAAATTGCAACAGGTGAAGTATATCCTGTAGTGATGCCTCAAAATGCAAATTTTAATTTAAATAATTTATCTAAATCTAATTATCCTGCAGTAATATATAATGTGTTTACTGAATATGAAACATCAAAAGATCAACTACCTAATATAATCTATAGTAGATTAATGATACATGTAGTATCTAATTCATATAAAAGTACAGATACATTAAGTAAAAAAATTAGAGATGTATTAGATCACTATGAAGATAAAAGTGCAAAAGGTTTAGTAAATGTACCATCATATAAAGATGGAGGTAATTTACACAATTTTATTAATAATGTAGAAATATCTAAAATCTTCTATAATGAGGAGGAGGATGATTATTTAGAAAAATTAGATCTATATACGAGAAAAATAGAATATGATGTATATTATTTTGATAATGTTTTAAAATTTAGTTATGATTTAAAAAATTCAGATAATCTAACCCCTACTAATCCTCTATGTTTAAATTTTGATTTTACACAAAATTTATTAATGAGAGAAAATACTGCAGGTGTACCTAATTATTATTCAATACCTGATAATATGGATGGTGCAGATTTTATATTTAATAAATTAGGCAAAGTAAAATTAATAGAAGATAAAGGAGTAAATGGTAAAGAATTACAAAACTATAAAGAATATATAAAATCTCCTGATGGTTTTACTTTATCACCTATATATAAAGATAATCCAAGATGTATAGAATTTGTTGGATCTAAAAGTATAGAAATGGAAAATGAAGGATCATCATCATTATTATCTGATAAAATACCTTTACCCTATGGTGCAATGTTTATATATGTATATAGACCACTATATACAGGAGGTGAGAATTATTTATCAGGAGATAATGGTGAAGCAGGAGATTTAGCACCCATGTTATTATCACATAAAAAAATAGGTAATGATATTACAATTCATTTTAATCCTAATGGAGGATCATTTAGTGGATCAAGAGTAATAACATTATTTACAACTTCTGATCCTACACAGGGAATAAATTATTGGAATGCAGATTATCATTTTTTATGTGTATCTTTGGGGGGTAGTAAACAATATACAGGAGGCACATATAATCAGAGTGGATGGTTTGAGTATTTTAATAGTAATTATAATCCTAAACTTACTACAGGACAGATAATAAAAAATAATTCATTTACAGGTAATACTGATAATATGAGTGATGGTACAGGTAATAATTTTACATTTAGTAGAATAGGATCAGGTACATCATCTGCAGGTTTTAGGATGTATGAACTTTTATTATTTATACCTAATGAGAAAAAAACACATGGAATAGATGCAGATGCACCTCCATTTCAACCTACAGATATTATATACAAAAAAGTAAAAGAATATATATATAATAAATATACAACTTTAAAATAATGAGATATGGAATATAAACCTACTTTAATTAAAAATAAATTACCTAATGTCAAAGGAGAAAAATTTGGGCCTATTGATGAAGATACATATATAACTTTATTTAATAATGGATATATAGATGATGAATATGGTATTATAAAAAAGAAAAAAAAGAATACAAAAAAAGATAAAGAGGAAACATTAGATAAAGAATAATCAATAATTAAAATAATTTTAGAATATGGCGACAATAATTAATGGAACAAATATGGTAATTTCTGTTGATGAGAGTACATCACCATCTGCAGGTGGATTAACTGCAATTGCGGCGGCGACTTCATGCAGTTGTCAAATCACAATAGATGCAGGTGAGGTTACAGATAAATCATCAGGAGATCGTAAAGAGTTTGTAGGTTTATCTTCATCATGGACTATTGATGCAGAAGCATTTTATAGTGAAGATGGATCAGGTGTACCTGATTTAAATAGTTTACTACCTGCGGCTTATGGTGATGCAAATGCATCTCAAAATGGAGTTGCACAATATCCAAGAGAGGTAATGGTAAGATTTACAGGGGGTACTGATACATATACAGGTACAGGATATATTACTTCATTATCTGCATCAGGTGGTGTGGAAGATGCAGGTACATTATCAATCTCTATACAGGGTACAGGTGATTTAACTATAGCATAAATAATATATAAATTTAAAAAAGTAAAAAAAAATGGCGGTAAAAGTAATTTCAGGATCATCTTTAATTCTGCAAATGGATCAGAGTAATAATCCTGCATCAGGATCAGAAACATTTACTACATTAGGAGGTAGTAATACCTGTAGTGTAAATATAACACAGGAGGCAATAGATACTACTAATAAAGATAGTGGTGGTAGAAAAGCATTTATTAATGGAGTTTCATCATGGACTATAGATGCAGAGGCATTTTATACAGATGGATCTTCAGATGGTGAAACTATAAGACCTTCTACACTTTATGATGCATTAGATGGTGGATATAGAATTGCAATTAAATTTTATACTGCAACAGGTCAAACAGGTGCAGTTAAATATACAGGATGGGGATATATAACATCTTTATCAGTTAATGCATCTGTAGGTGAGTGGAGTAGTTATAGTATTTCTGTACAGGGTGATGGTCAATTAACTAAAGCATCTGTATAGTAGGGTATATATTATACAATTTTTCTTTATATATTTAAAGAAAATTTATAATTATGAAAGAGAAACAAACTATTGCAATAGGTGGTAAAATGCGACCTATCCATTATGGTTTTTCTGCATTAGGTGAATGGTGTGATCTAACAGGATCAGGTCTAAATGATCTATCTAAATTAGGTGAAAATTTATCATTAACTGCGGCAATTCAGTTGATATGGTGTGGATTAAAACATGGTGCGAGAAGATCAAAAGTAGATTTTAATTATTCTATAGAAGATATAGGAGATTGGATAGATGATGAGGGGATGGATGTATTTAATTCATGCATGGATATATTTACTCAATCAATGGCTAAAATTTCACCTGATCAAAAAAAAAAGAAGGGGAAGAAGTAGGTAATACTTCTCCCCATACTTTTGATGATGTAATGGGTATTGCATTAGGTTTTCTTAATATGCCTTTAAAGGAGTTTTGGGATATAACCCCAAGACAACTACAACTAAAAATAGATAGTAAAAAAGAGTATGAAGAAATGTTGCAGAGGGGTGAGTGGGAAAGAATGAGATTTCAAACAACTGCATTAATTAATAAAGATCGCAAAAGATCTGAACAAATAAAAATGCAGGATCTAATCACTTTTGAATGGGAAAAAAACAAAAGAAAAAAACATGAAAAAAGTGATAGAGATAAAGCAATGTATCTAATACATAAAGAAAAATTAAAGCAAAAGGAATTAGAAAAAAACAAAGATAAATAATGAGTACTACCAAAACATTATCAGTATTTCTAAAACTAAATTCAAAGGCATTTACATCTTCATTAAAATCAATAGAAGGTAAATTAGGCAAATTCAGTAGAAAATTAGGAAGTATTGGATCATCAATGACTACTAATGTATCTATGCCCTTATTAGGTATAGGTGCAATGGCGGTTAAAACTGCATCAGAATTTGATGCATCAATGACAAAAATACAAACATTAGTAGGTGCATCTGCAGAGGAGGTAGATAGTTTAAAAAATAGTGTATTAGAATTAGCAGGAGAAACTGCAACTGCACCCAAAGATTTAGCAGAAGGATTATTTTTTATACAATCTGCAGGGTTTAAAGGTGCAGAGAGTTTAGAGGCATTAGAAGTTGCATCTAAAGGTGCGGCAATGGGTATGGGTGAAATGGGTGATATATCCAATGCATTAACTTCAATAATGACAGGTTATGCAGATAGTGGAATGACCGCCACAAGAGCAGGAGATTTATTACATGAAACACTAAAGCAGGGTAAATTTGAGGCAGGTGATTTTATGTCAAAATTAGGATCTGTTATACCTACTGCGGCGGCATTTGGAATATCATTTGAACAATTAGGTGCATCTGTGGCGACAATGTCTAAACTATCAGGAGATGCGGCAGGATCATTAACGGCAGTAAATAAGTTGATGATGTCATTAAATGCACCTGCAGAACAACAATCAGAAATTTTAAATAAAGTATTTGGATCATATGATAATTTGAGTAAATCATTAAAATCAGATTTTGCAGGTACATTAAGTACTATTTTTACTTCATTAGAAGGTAATGATCAGGAATTAATTAAAGTTTTTGGATCTGTAAATGCAGTTAAAGCCGCATTTTCTACTGCAGGATTACAGGGAGATACATATGCAGAGGTATTAGATGGAATGAATAATAGTTTGGGTAATGTCAATGAGGGGTTTGATGTTGCATCACAAACATCTGCATTTAAATTTAAACAGGCATTAGTAGATTTACAAGTTGCAGGAGTACAATTAGGTGAAAGTTTAATGCCCATAGCAACTAAAATTGCAGATAAATTATCTTCATTAGCAAAGGGTTTTAGTAGTATGAGTGAAGAAACAAGAGAAAAAATAATTAAAGTAGGATTAGCATTAGTGGCTATTGGCCCTGCATTAATGATAATTGCAAAATTAATTAAGTTGTTTCAATTTGTAGTAAAAGTAGTAAGGATTGCAGGTACTACTATAATTGCAGTAGGTAGAGCATTAAGATCATTAGGTAAAGGAGGATTAATAATAGGTGCAATAGTTTTAGCAGTAGGATTACTTATAAAAAATTGGGAATGGACAAAAAAGAAAATGGTAGAAGTAATTAATTATTTTATAGATCTATATAATGAAAGTACTATTTTTAAAATTGCAGTAGAGGGTATTAAATTTGGTTTTAAAGCATTATGGAATTATATACAATTTTGGTTTAAAAATGTAAAAGCAGTATTTACAGGGTTAGGTAATGCAATAGTAGATTTAATTAATTTTAGATCTCCTGTAGATAGTATAAAACAAATAGGTAAAGATATAAAAGATGCGGCAAAAGATTTTACAGAAAAAACTGCAAAAGATTTTGAAACTATGGTAGATAATATAAATTCTAAAGAAAAAGTAGAATTTATAACAGAGGATGATATACAGAAAAAAGTAGATGGGGTTAAAAATAAAGTAGGTGGATTAGTAGATAATTTAAAAGATATGACAGGGGGTGCATTAGATGATTTAGTATCTCCTGAAAGTACAGAGGTAGATGTAGATGCAACTGCAAATATAACAGATATAAATGTAGATACTACAGGTGGAGGTGATGGAGGTGGTGGAGGTGTTTCAACAGGTAAAGATGATAATCCATTTCAAAGTGTATTAGATAAATGGAAGGAAACTATGGAAGGTATGCAGGAACAATTAGATAATTTTGTTTCAGATTTTGGTGAAGGTTTTGCAGATATGGTTAGTACTACAATTATGGAGGGTAATAATTTGAGAGAAGCATTTGCAGGTTTTATGAAGGATATGATAAAACAAGTAGGACAATTAATTGTAAAGATGATGGTAATGAAGGCATTAATGGCTATTTTCAATCCTGCAGGTAGTGTAGGTGGATTATTTGGTGGTGGAGGATTAGGTGGATTATTTGGTGGTGGAGGTGGTGTAACTCCTTTTGCGAGTGGCGGATTAGTTAGTGGGCCTGTAATGGGTTTAGTTGGTGAGGCATCTACAAATAGTAATCCTGAAGTAATAGCACCATTATCAGATTTACAGGGTATGTTAGGTGGTATTGGTAGTGGTAGATTAAGTGGTGAAATACAGGGAGGAGATATATTATTGAGTAGTGATAGAACAAGAAATACACAATACAGAGTATCAGGAAGTAATACAGATTTTTAATAATTAAAAAATATATAAATTATGAATTTTATTTTAGAAAATTGGTTAGAATTATTAATAGGTTTAATGGCTTTTTTAAAAGTAATTGCAAACCTAACACCTACACAAAATGATAATATGGTTTTCAGTTGGATAGACAAAATTATTAATGTGTTTGTACCTAATTATAATAAAAAAGGTGGTAAACATAAATAAAATTAGGTAGGTGGCTTATAAAAAATATCAATGTAGATTTTATTCTGAAAATAAAGTAGGAGGTGCATATGTTTCACCTCCTTCTGCAGATCCTAATCAACAAAGATGGGAGATTGCAATATGGAAGGAAACAGGATCAGGTAGTACAACAGATTTTAAATGTACATCATCTGCATTTACTTTAAAAATGGATGGTGGTGATGATAATTTAGCATCACCAATAAAAACTACTTCTGTAGAGTTTGATATGATTTTAGAAACTGCATCACAAGAGCAGATAATAGATGATATATTATCAGTTGCAACAGGTAATGAGAATGAGTTTTGGGTGCAGATAGCAATGTATAATACTACTACTTCAACATGGGAGAATTTTTGGAGAGGTGTATTATTAGGTGATCTTGTATCTGTGCAGGATGTAGGAATTAATAGAATTATAAAAGTACAGGCAACAGATGGATTAACACAATTAAAATATAAATCTTTTGATCCTTCTACTTATGGTGGTTTAAAATCTTGTATGAATTTGATTAAAGTTTGTTTAGGTAGAATTAATCTAATTGCGGCAAGATATGGAGGATCTGATAGGATGATCGCACATACACCATTTTATTATTGTAAAGCAATGAGTGGAGGATTAACAGGTGCGGCAGGAGTTGATAGTGATACATGGAGGGAAAATGTTGATCATGATCCATTGTGTTTAACTAATGTAAATACAGAGATATTTAAATATGATGATGGTACATATTGGAGTTATTATGAGATATTAGAACAAGTTTTATCAACTTTTCAACTTCGTATAATGATGACAATGATAGAAGATGATGCAGGTAATGTAGGCCCTATGTGGTTATTACAATCTCCATTTGTATATCATGATTATAGTGGTAATCAAGATACAGATAATTTAACTTTTTTTCATCCTAATAATTTGACTACTGAAAGTGCATCAGGATATAAAGCAACATTTAGTACAAAATTAGTTAATCCTGCAGAGAGATTATCAGGAGGTATTACTACCTATTTACCTCCATTAAAACAATATAAAACAATCTACAATCATAAAATAATGCAGAATTTAGCATTAGGCCCTTTATCATTTAATTCATCTGAATATAATGATGCTAACCTTACTGATTTAACTGATCATTATATTAATACTCCTACTAATGGTTTTGTGTATAATTTATCTAAAAATACTGAAGATACACAGGTAGTAGGTTTTGGAGGTTTTGCAGAAAATTCTAATACTACTATACTAATTACAGGGGATCTTGAATACTATCCTGAAGTATGGAGTGCATGGGATTGGTTTGAAGAAAATAATTTATCTGTAAGTTTTGGTAATATAACTAATGTTGCATGGTTAGATCAATTAGTATTTGCGAGGATGGGATTAATGGTAAGTAGTAGGAGTGAGTTTGTATCAGATGGTACACCTTCTATTTTTTATAATTACTATTGGTATGGGATGAGTAGATTTGGTATTGCGGCAGGATCAATAGGGTGGATAGGCCCATCAGAAACATTAAATGGATCATATCCTGCATATTGGAATATCACATATCCTGCAGTATGGTCTTATACTGAATTAGATACAGGTAATACTATATATCCATATGGTACTGATACAGGTGTAGATGGTGGATATTGGTATTCAACTGCACAGACCATTGGTGCAATGGATCATTGGGCATGGTTTTCACCACATTTTCATCAAGTTGGAGGTAATAATGGTATGGTTTTAGGTAGTGCAGGTAGTGGTACAGATGAAAGTACATTTAATACAATGTGGAGTAATTATAATTATCAAAATGGATTGAGTACAGGCACAATATCATTTAGTAAAATTACACCATATGTACCTATAGTAGGTGATCAATATGGTTTTGTGCCTACTACAGGAGGTTTTATACAAACATTGAGATTATATTATGCATTTAAAAGAGATAAATGGTACACAGGAGATACTACAGGTGGTGGTAGTAACATTAGTAGATATTTATGTCATTTAGATTGGAGTAATCAGGGTGAAGCAGAGCATAAAAATAGAGGTATAGGTTTTGGATATAATCTAAATAATGTCAGGGTATATTTATTAGGTAATCAAAATGAGCAGGATGGATATTTTGATTATTCTATAGGATATTTTGAAAATAATAATGGTACTCCATCAGAGAGTGAAACACAAGATCCTGAAATAATAATAGGTGATCAACCTGATTTTGATGCATCACAAAATTATGTGGGTACTGATAATATAGGTGTATCACCTACTTATTTTGGTCAGTTTTGGATAACTAATACTAATGGTATTACATCACCTTCTTTACCTTATTATACAGGAGTAGATACAACAAGATGGATATGCACATGGGAAAGTGATAATAGTGGTAATTGGTTAAAACTGCATGAAAAAAGATGTAAGATGCAGGTAACACATCATTATAAATTAAAAGAAAAATTAGATTTATTATTTAAAGATAGATCACCTACTACTTCATATGCAACTGATTTTAAAATGACTAAATATGGTTTTAGTGCAATATATAATTGGTATGGTGCAGGTAGTACAGAAAATACTACATGGATAGATAATTTATATATGGTATCAGGGGGTGAATTTATTGCAGGTACAATGGAATGGAAAGTACAATTAGTAGATTGTTTGACATTTTCACAAAGTAATATAGTAAACAATTCATATAGTAGTAATAATACTGATTAAATGGCTATTAATAAAACAGGTAAAAGATTAAGAGTAAAAAATACTGCAAAAATACCTAAAACATTAGGGGGTAGTTTAAGTGGTAAATATAATGATATTAAGAATATCAAATATAGTAACAACTCATTAGATAGTAGAAGTGGTCAGGGTATAATAGGTGGTACAGGATCAGGAAGTATTACACATGCAACACCTAATACAGGACAATTAGATAGGGATAAAAATTTAAATTCACCTTTTGGAGAATGGTTACGAAAAAATGCATTGACTACTACTTCTAATCCTATTAATGGTGGCGGTGGAACTTCATCTATTGCTATTAATCCCTCTACATCAACATCACCTATAAGAGGTAAGGTATTATTTGAAGAACAATTATTTTATATATATGATAGATATACATTTAGATCTTATATATTTCAATGTTCTGCAGATGTAGATGCAAGAGATACAACTATAAATATAGTATCTACTACATTAATAAAAAATAAACATAGATTTGCATCAGGATCATATATAATATCTGATTTTAAAAGATTACAAATTTATGCATTAAATAATGAATTTAGAGTAAATATAAAAAAGGGTAGAGAACTTTATTTAACAAGATTAAGTACTGCAAATCAGTGGGGAAACACAGGAGGATATTATGTGTTTAATGGTACAGGTACTAATCCATCATTTACATTTAATACTGCATTTAGAAGTGCATTTATTACAATATCAAATGTATTTTTAAAATCAATAGATATTGCATATTATACTAATGTATCATGTGATTTAGAATTTAAAGTAGGTTTGATAGTTTGGAGAGATGGTTTTACTACTACTCCTACTTATGCAGATTTGCCTATGGTAACAGGAACAGATCCATCAGGAACACATACTGCAAATACTCAATATATAAAGACAATAGAATTAACAGGATTAGCAGGTATTGATACTCAATTAGGGGTAGGTTTATTTGTACGATCTGATACTTCTAATACATTAATATATGGTCATGGTAGTGCATCATTTAAAAATATACCTTCATGAGTTTAGAAAATAAAAAATCAGGCATAATACATAGAAAATCAGGAGATGATTTAGATAAAATAAAAAAACATTATGATGATGGTTTAATGTTAGATCCTACAGATAGGCCTGATGAATATCCACATCTATCTGCATTAATATATCAAATTGAATTAATGCAACAAGATATAGATGAATTAAGGAGATTTAGTGGTACAGAAGAAAATAGAAGGATTACTAATAATACTGATTTAATAGATATAAATACTAAAAATATACCTCCTATTAAAGTATTATTACCTAATTCTAATGATGAAATAGGTTTACAAGTTGATCAGGGTTTAAGGGGTACTACTTTAATAATTAATTATACTAATGATAAAGGCACATTATACAAAGGGCAGATATTATTAGAAGAACAAATAAAAAAGAAATGAGATCATTATTAGTATTTATATTCTTTGTATTGTTATTGTTTTTTTGCAGTAAATGTAATGCACAATTAGGTGTATTTAAATACTCTACTATATATGCATCTGCAGGTTTTAATCAGGTATTAGATGAGGTAAATACATACACTATACAAAATGGAATACTAACAGAAACTACAAAAGATAATAAATATAATTATAGATATGCATTAGGTATTAGGAGATTAGCAAGATTATCTATGGAAAATAGAAAATCATATAAAGATGGTACTGAAACTGAATTAGGTAAATTTAGATCTGCATTGATGAATGGTTTAGAGTATTTAGTATCATATGAAAATGTAAGGGATAGAGGTATTAATTATATTAATCAGGATTATTTTATAAGATACATATCTAAAAATTATATTATAAAATTACAAAGTACTAATTTACAGGGCATTGATTTAAAATATAGAGAGTTAGATTTAAGATTAAAAAAAGATGTTAAAGATTTTCAATTATCATTAGGCATCTCATATAGATTACATCCTGCATACTCTATTAATCCATTTAGTATTTTTAGTGGTAGTGATTATATAGAAGTTGCAAATAATTTAGGATATAATAGTGAGTATTATTATTTAGATATGAATAGTAACGGATATTTAGATAGATTTGAGATTTCTGATTATTATTGGTTTAATTCTGATGGTGATACTATTGCTAATAGTAATACAGAATTTATGCAGTATCATTATTCAGATATAGTAAATACATATAATAATAATGAAATAAATAAATTAGGAATACAACATACTATATCATCAGTTATTGGAATTAATTATTATAAGCATAATAATAATAATCATTATTTATTGTGGACTAATATATTACCATATCATTATAAACTTACTAAACATGGTTATAATGGATCTGTAGATTATGAAATTGGTGCAATAATACAAAGACCTATTAATAAATTTTTATCTGTATTTACAGAAGGGGTATATCTAAAGTATTTAGATAGAAGAAATTATAATATAAAAATAGGACTAAACATATTATTAAAATGAAAACATTGAATGAAAACACATTGATTAATTTAGATCTTAAAACATTATTTATAATTGTAGGTTTTGTAGTATCAATGGTGAGTATGTATGCTAAATTACAGGCGGATATAGAGGATGCAAAATTATTACCTAAACCTACATTATCTGCAACAGAATGGGAAATAAAAGATGAATTAATAAGGACTACTATTATGCAAAATGCAGTAGGTATTGATGAAATTAAAGATAAATTAAATACCATTGAAAATAGATTATATGAAATCAATAAATAAAAAAGATATATCTAATTATATTTATGTCTTAATAATGATATTAGTATTTCTATTATCATATAAAGTTAATGCACAAAGTTTTTTAAAAAATGATATATCTGTAGTAGAATTTAATACATCATGGAATGAAGATAATCATTTAAAAAATTTAGATAAGTTAAATAACTGCAAATACTATACCATAATACTATGTGATCACATAGAATACATGGATAAATATAATATAAAACAACCTACTATAATAGTATTTAATAATGGTAATGAAATTATAAGATTTAAAAGTACCATTATGTTAGATTTTGACATAACATACAAAGATTTACAAAAAGAGGTAGATGTATTATTGTTAAATAAATTTAATTAAAAATGTTATTATCAAAAAATTTTAGTTTAAAAGAATTTTTAAAATCAAATGTTGCAAAAAGAAAAGGTATTGTATTAGATCCTCCAAAAGATCATATATATAATATGCAGAAACTTTGCATGAAATTATTACAACCTGTTAGAGATGAATTAGGTAGGCCTATTAAAATAAATTCAGGATGGAGATCTATTGCATTAAATAAAGCATTAGGAGGTGCATACAAAATAAAAGATGGTAAATATATTGCAACTTCACAACATTGTAAAGGACAGGCGGCAGATCTACATTATGTAGATGGTAAAGGTAAAGCAAATAATAAATTATTATTTGATACTATTTTAGATATGGGATTAGAGTTTGATCAGATGATAAATGAATTTGATTATGCATGGATACATATTTCATTTAATGAAGGTAATAATAGATGTAAATTATTAGAAGCATATAAAGGAGAAAATGGTAGAACTGCATATAGAAAATATAAAAAAATAAAATCATTATGAGTATTATAGATAAATTATTTGGTGGTTTAAAATTAGATCTAAACAAAGCAATAGATGATCTTACTACTACTAAAGAAGAAAAAAGATCATTAAAAATACAAATGGATAAAGCATTGAGAAATCATAAAAAATCAATGTATGAATTAGAAGTAGAGGACAGAAAATCTGCAAGAGATATGTATAAAGATGATAGTGTAATTCAAAAAATTTTAGCAACTATATTTACATTAGCATACTTTACATTATCATTTGTATTAGCAAGATATTTTTTATTAAAAGATATAAATTTAGGTGAATTTGAAATAAGTTTTATATCTACTTTATTTGGTGCAATGTCGGCAAAAATTAATACTATTATTGATTTTTACTATGGTACAGGATCTAATAAAGATAATAAATAAAATGACATATAGACCAAGATTAAATAAATATGTGTATGAGTTTATAAACCATCACAAACGATCTAATGTAGTAGGTATTATTAGTGATACCCATTACCCATTTTCTCATAAAGATCATTTAAATTTTCTTTATGAAACTTTTAATAAATTTCAAGTAAATAGAATTGTACACATTGGTGATCTTGTTGATGGTGCGGCATGGAATATGTGGGAAACTAACCCAGAACAACCATCAGGATCTAAAGAGGCAGAATTAGCACAAAAGGATATAGATAAATTATTTAAAACATTCCCTAATGGAGATTTAACTATGGGTAATCATGATCAATTAATCAATAGGAGAATGTTAAAACATGCAATACCCAAAAAGTTTTATAGAACATTTGAGGATAGTTGGAATTTTCCTAAAGGATGGAAAACACATGACTATTTAGAAATAGATAATGTATTATATATACATGGTACAGGTAAAAGTGGTCAAAATGCAACTATTAATTTTATGACAGATTACAGGCAATCAGTAGTATCAGGTCATACTCATAGTAGTGGTGGAATAAATTATAGAGCATCATATAAAGATTTGACATTTGCATTAAATGTAGGATGCCTTATATCTACTAATGATATTGCATTTAATTATGGTAAGCATTTCAGTAAAAAACCTACATTAGGATGTGGGATAGTGGTAGAAGGTAAATATGGTTTTTTTATACCTATGAATTTAGGCAGTAAAATATCATATAAACAATGATGTGTTAATAACATTCAACTGAAAAATTTTCATATTTCATTTATATTAACAACATTTGCATAGTAAAAAAACAATACTATGAGTAAAAAAATATCAATTTTAATAATAGAATTATCTGCAATATATTTAATAGGCAGATTTTTAGTAAGTATTATATTTAATGTTTAGGGGGTAGGTGATATAGGATCTTCATTTATATATTTGTTATATTATGGAGGAACTATATCACCTATTAGATTTAAATGGAATTGCATTACATGATGAAAAAAAAGAGAGAGATGATGCAATTAGATTACTTTTAAAAGTTAAATCAATTAAAGCAAAAAAATATAAAAAAAAGGAATTAACAAATAAAGATATAATAGATGTTTACAGAAAAAAAGGAATGGAGGGGATTAAAAAATTCATTGATAGGAAGATATGTTATCTATATTCTACGATTTTTGTATATGATATATTGTTTCATCATTATAAAAATGAATGGTCAAAAATAGAAAATTTAATAAAAAAAGAAATAAATGAATAAATTAGATAATCAAGTAAGGGAAGATATAATAAATCAAGCATTACAATTATTTGATAATTTACCCACAATAGGTAAAAAAACTATTTTTAAAGAATTAGGAATAGATAAAGAGATAATAGAAGGTATGGATAAAAAAAAATACATTTCTATTTTAAAAAAAATGTATGAAATGGAGTTGAAGGATGTAGATTTAGATAATTTCAATCCTAATCCTAAATTTATTATAGTAAATGAGTATTTATCAGGAGATAAAAAAAATGAATTTGAAACAAAACAAAAAAATTATTAATTATGGAAAAATTAGATAAACAGGATTATAATTTATTATTAAATGTATTATTAAATAATAATTTAAAATTAAATGATAAAGATAAAGCATCTTTAGATCTTGTGAAATTGAAACTATTATATGAAACTAATAAATTAAAAACATTCTATGAATAAAGAAAATTTAAAACAGATATATGTAAAATATAATTTAGATAAAGAAGATATATTTACATTAAAATTTGGTAATACTGAAAAACATATTATTACGAGGAGTGGAGTAGAAAAAATACAAAATACATTAGGTATTGAGTGTAATTATAAAATAGAGAAATTATCAGAGGATCATAAATCATGCATTATTTTAGCAACAGGATGTATATTTAAAATAGATGATAAAGGACAAAAAGTACCTGCAATGATGTTACAATCATTTGGAGAAGTATCACCTAATAATAATAAATCTCCATATCCAATTTCAATCTGCGAAAAAAGAGCATTAGCAAGAGTGGTGATTAAAATGAGTGGATTGTATGGTATTCATTCAGAAGATGAAGCAGAAGATTTTAAAAAACAATAGATGAAACCATATCTCATATTATGTAATAATGCATCAGATATATTAGTAATGACTACTAAAGAAGATTTATTAGATATATTACTAATGTTAAATAAAGATCCTGAAATAGAGGTAATAGATTTTATAGAGTATAGATCAGAGGAGTATAAAATGTTAATTTATGGAGATGATTATATAGCAGAAGAAAATATAATAGATCATGCAATCAGTAAATAGATTAGTTAGAATTTGTTGCTATTACAACAAAGTAAAATTTGCAGATTTTTATAATCTATATAGCAATGTAAGAATAAAAGATACGAGATCTATAGTATATCATATATTAAAAACAGAATTAGGATTAAATACATATCAAATAAGCGAATTATTTAATAAACCTGTAGAATATGTAGAGGATCATATAAAATATCATTATAAAGAATATGATATAATAAATCATTATAAAAAAATATATGAAAATACTATTACTCAATTTAGAAATTGGAATAATACAGATTTAGATTTAGCATATAGTATAGTAAAATCAAAATATGATGTAGAGAGGGAAAATAAATATGAACAGATATTGAATGATAATAATAGATTAGAGCATGAGATAGATATATTAAAAATTAAATTAAATAAAAAAAGTTATGTATAAAATTAGAGGTAAAATAATAGATAGTAGAAATGAAACTATAAAATTAAAAGATGGAGAAAATGCAAAAAAAATGTATATCACTATAGAAGAAACTGATACAGGTTTTAATCATAAACATCAATTTGAGATTTTTGGAGAAACAAAAATAAATTTATTTAAAGATAAAATAAAAAAGGATAGATATGTGAAGATAGATTTTTATATTAAATCAAATGCATGGAAAGATAAATTTTTTAATACTTTAAATATAAAAGATATTAGATTAGAAGATGATATAGTAATACCTGAACAAGTATATGATAATACAGAAGAAAATGATACTCCATTTTAAAAATTAACCTTAAAATCAGAAACAATGGCTAAATATAGACAAATACATACAACTTTTTGGAATGATCCATTAATTTTAGATCTAACTCCTGAACAGAAATACTTTTATTTATATCTACTTACTAATCCTAATGTAAAACAATGTGGAATATATGAGATTAGTATTAGGCAAATGACATACCATACAGGATATAATACAGAAACTATAGAAAAATTATTAGATATGTTTGTGAAGCTCAATAAAATAGTATTAAGTAAAAAAACTAATGAGATTGCATTAATTAATTTTTTAAAGTATAATTATTCTGCATCTCCTAAAGTTAAAACATGTGTAGAGAAGGAATTAGATGAGGTGAAAAATAAAGACCTTATAAAGTATATATATAGTATAGATACTTTAAATATAGAGTATGGTAATAATAATAAGAATAAGAATAAGAATAATAATAATAAAAAAGAAAATAATAATAATAAGAATGTTTTACCCACTACAGAAATTTCTTTTAAAAATTATGTAAATGAATTAGATCATAAAGAACATCATCAAAATTTTATAGATTATTGGTGTGAAACTAATTCTGCAGGTAAAATGAGGTATATGTTAGAAAAAACATTTAGTATAGAAAAAAGATTAAGTAGATGGGCTTCAAATCAATTTGCAACTAAAAAAAAGAATGGTATGCCTGATTTTTATGATAATGCATATGTAAATAGGATAAAAGATGATCAAACCATGATGAGTAAATACAGAAAACATTTAATGAGTTTAGGATATGAACAAAAAATGTCCTATAATGGATCTGCATCATGGGTATTAAAAAAATAAGATATGGATATAAGTAAACTACCAATAAAAGATATATATGATTTAGTAAAAGAGGGTGAAATAGATCCTATTAAAGCATTTGTAGTATTAAAGGAGATAGAGAAAAAAAGTAAAGAGTATAAAAGTAAAATAGAAGATATTGCATTAGATGAATTATCTAAATATGGTAGAGAAGGATTAGAAATGGATGGTAATCAAATAAGTATTAAAAGATCTGCAGGTAGATGGAGTTTTAAACATATAAAGGAAGTAGTAGAGTTAGAAAATGAATTAAAAGCATTAAAAGAAAAACATAAAGGATCATATAAACAAATACAATCTAATATCACTTCAATAGGTGAAGGTGGTGATGTAATAGATCCTGCAGAATTTAAAGAAGGTAAAGAAATAATACAAATAAGACCAAAATGGATATAATAATAATAGCATTTATGGTAGGATTAGCAATAGGTATATATATAGTTAGTCAAATATCAGAATGGATAGATAAAAACATAAATAAATGATAAAACATAAAAAAGTATATTGTGATTTCTTTGGATATAATGAAGGTGATTTAATTCTATGTGAAGCATGTGTATCAGATTTTGAACACAATATATTATATCCATATAATAAAGTAGAAAATAGAGTAGTAAGAGAGGCGGTAGATATTCATCATTTAACTGCGAGAGGTATGGGATCTACTAAATGTTGTAATATAAATGAAATACCTAATCTTATTGCATTGTGTAGAGAACATCATATTAAAGCAGAAGGATGTAAAGAAACTAATAAAAAATATAGAATTATACATTTAAAAAATATAATTAAAAGATTAGAAGATGAAGATTTAAATAAAATAAAATGGTAATGAAAAATAGAAATTTAATACATAATGATAGTTGGAAAACCCCTAAAGAATTTTATGATAAATTAGATAATGAATTTAATTTTAATTTTGATCCATGTCCTTATATGCATGATATGAGTTGGGATGGATTAGAAATAGAATGGAAAGAGAGAAATTTTATTAATCCTCCATATAGTAGAAAATTAAAAGAGGCCTTTATAATGAAAGCAATAGAACAATCTAAAAAAGGTAAATTATGTGTAATGTTATTACCTGTATCTACAAGTACTAATATATTTCATGATTATATATTACCTAATAAAAAAGAAATAAGATTTATTAAAAGAAGATTAAAATTTATTGGATATAATACTAAAGGAGAATATGTAGATAATAAGTGTGGTATGCATGATAGTATGATAGTAATCTTTTAAAATTAATATAATGACTAAACTATATATAGATAAGAATAAAGAAGTAAAGATAGAAGATACATCTATTACTGAATATTTTACCCATATAGGTGAGAGAGCAGTAATATATAATAAAAGAATTAATAAAGAGATAGAAGGGTTAGATAAATTTAATAAAGAACAAAAAAAGATAATAAAAGAATTTTTTATACATCTTCTAAAGGAGTTAGATAAGTAAAATAAATTGATTATCTTTGTATATCCTCTTTATGAGGTTTTTGTATTGTTTCTGTGTAAACCCTTCTTTGTTTTTATTACATTGAGGGGTTTACTATTTATAAGTAATTGTAATATGAAAAATGAAATAAGCATTACAGATTTATTAGATATGTGTGGTAATAATGTATATGATACAGAGTATTCACATAAATTAACTATATCATGTAAACATAGTACTCATAGAATGTTTAAGGAATTAAAAGAGAAATTAAAGATGATGGATATAAAAGTAAATAATGCACAATTATTTGAGTATATGGTAGTGGAGTTATATAATAGTAATCTAAAGAGTTTAATATAATGCCTTACTTACCTACATCAACTAAATACAAATGGATGAGGAAGATAGTGAAGGTAGAGGATAATAGATCCTATAGTAAACCTGAACATGCAAAGTTGTATAATACAACAAGATGGAGGAAGATGAGAAACATGCACATCAAACACAATCCTCTGTGTGTAGTATGTAAAAAAAATAATAGAATAAAAGTTGCAGATGTAGTTGATCATATAGTAGAGGTAGCAGATGGTGGTAATATGTATGACTATACTAACCTTCAATCTTTATGTGATTATCATCATAGATCCAAGACCTCCTATGCAGTACATAGAAGAAAAAAAAATAAAAAAGATGTCAATAGTGAAAAAAAATAAATATCAGAGGTAATGGGAGGGGGGTGTTTATCACAAAAAACAAAAAACTCTAAAA